AACGGACTCACAATCGAGAACGAAGAAATCAGTTGGAATCTCGATTCGTGCTTAGAACTTACTGATCTAGTACCTATCGTACTAGACATACATCATCATTGGGTTAACTCAGGAGAATATATTCAACCTAATGACAGTCGCGTACAGAGGGTTATTGACAGTTGGCGCGGTATTCGTCCTGCTATGCACTACAGTATCAGTCGTGAGGATTTACTCGTTAGCCATAACACTTCTCAACTACCCGATCTAGCAGCGTTAATGAATACGGGATACAATAAACAAAAACTACGTGCCCATGGTGACTATTATTGGAATGTTGCTGCAAATGAATGGGCATTGCGTTTCAATGATAAATTTGATATAATGTGCGAAAGCAAGGCTAAAAATCTTGCATCGTTCAAACTATTTGAGGTAAAAAATGCTAAACAAAATAAAACAATGGTTTAAGAAACCCGAACCTGTTAAAAATACACAAACTAAAAAAGAAACTAAAAAGAAAAAGGTTGAAGCAACACTTTCGCCTAAAGAATTAGCCACACAAAATAATGAACCATACATCAATATTATTCGTGTCGAGGTTGATCCAAACGACATTAATAATGGTAGTTTTGAATTAGATTGGAACGACAAGTTTGTTTTGAATCTTATACGTGCAGGATATAAGATTCGTGCAGATGACACTGAACAAATGATTGTTGATCGTTGGTTTCAAACCGTATGCCGTAATATAGCACTTGAAATTTATGAACAACAACAAGCCGATCCAGAAAAACGTGATGATGTACGTGTAATTAGAAGCCGTGATATTGGAAATGGAAGAAGTGAGATAAGTTGATATTGACAGTAAATAAAAATAGTAGTATACTTAGCGTAATATGTCTAACTATATATTTTACCCATGAATTACGCACTCATTGATACAGCAAATACTTTTTTCCGTGCCCGACATGTGGCAAGTCGCAACAATGATACATGGGCTAAAATTGGAATGGCATTACATATTACGCTAGCAAGCGTAAATCAAGTTGTTCGCAATCACAAGATTGACCATGTTGTTTTTATGCTAGAAGGTCGTAGTTGGCGCAAGGACTACTACAAGCCATACAAGGCTAATCGTAAACTTGATGAAACGGCAATGACCGATGCTGAAATTGAAGAAAACAAAATGTTTTGGGAAACGTATGAAATGTTTACTACCTTTCTACGTGAAAAAACTAACGTATCTGTATTGCGTGAACCGAACGCAGAAGCAGACGATCTAATCGCACGATTCATTCACCTACACCCAAATGACACGCATTACATTATTAGCTCTGATACTGATTATATTCAGCTTATTAGTGACAACGTGCTCCAGTACAATGGAATCACAAATGAACTTATCACCAAAACAGGATACTTTAAGGATAATGGAAAACCTGTAATTGATAAGAAAACTAAGAAAGAAAAACTATTAGGTGACCCACAATATTTGTTGTTTGAAAAGTGTATGCGTGGTGACAAGACTGACAATGTTTTCAGTGCTTATCCCGGTGTGCGTGAAAAGGGTAGTAAGAACAAAGTAGGATTGATTGAGGCTTATGCTGACCGTAACAAGCAGGGATTCAACTGGAACAATATGATGCTACAGCGTTGGGTCGATCATAACGGCGAAGAGCAACGTGTGCGTGATTGTTACGAACGCAACCGCACTTTGATCGATCTTAATGCACAGCCACAAACTATCAAGGATAATGTTGATAACACTATTCGTAACAATGTACGTATTAAAACTACGCCACAAGTTGGTGTTCATTTCATGAGGTTTTGTGGAAAATATGAACTTACTAAAATTAGTGAAAATGCTGAAACTTATGCTAAGTGGCTTAATAGTTCGTACAAAGGTACACTACATGAGTGAGTTGTTTCGCAATCAGGTCTATGTTGGTCTTTTAGAAATATTGAAGGACGACAATCTTTATTATAAAAGTGGCATAGATTCAAAATATAACAAACTCAATGAATATGGCGAACGTGCTGTATTAGAATGGTTTAAATTTGTAGCACCGAAAATGATTGAGATGGAAAAACAAAATTTAGATATGCATGCCAAACAACTAATATTACAGGAACTTAAAAAATGAGTTATGATCCCGAAAATCAAAAACAAGCCAACTATCAAGGTCTTGAAAATCCCAAGATAGGTGATTTTTGGCATGAAATGTTTTCTCCTTATTTCTTAGTTGTCGATGTAAAGAATGACGATATCACTGTATTAAGTTGTTTAGGTGGTCCGGATTCATATACTCGAAAAGATGAACCAAACGCAAAAGTTGATAACGGTAAATATTATACGTTTGATGTAACTAAATCAATGGTAGTTAACAGGAAGTGGATGAGTGAGGCTGTTAAGTATAAATCTATTGAAGGGTTTTGTGCTGATGTGTACAATAATGAAAAAACAGTTAAAATAGCTATGGAATGGCGTGACTGGAAACAAAAAGAAATTCGCAAGCAAATCGAAAACTTAGAAAAACAATTCAACGACTTTACTGGTTGGAGTTTTTTGAAAAACGGGGTATAAACATGAAAAAAGTTTTTTATGAAAAGGTCGGTAGGCGTTATAAGCCCGTCTACGAATATGACCAAACACTCATGGATGCCATGCCTAAAGGCGCACATTTGGTATGTGTGTATCCTGGAGGACAAAGCACACGATATAATATTGACATTCAACATGCACCAATGATTGCCGCTGGCCGTGTTGCTGAGGACGCTATTTGTAGTGCTATGGCTGAGGCTAGTAAACTACGCACTCCGGAACGAGCGAAAAAACCGTTAACTGAGGGGCAACTAAAGGCGTGGAAAAAATTAGAAAAAGAAATGGGTGTTGATAATTACCCATTAGAATGGCCCAGTTATAGAGAAATTAGTGAAAAGACTGTTAAAGCAATGATCGAAGAAGCAGAAAAACTTATGACTAATCCTACAGTTAAGAAAGCGTATGAACAGTTTTTGTTAATTTGTGAATTGGTAAAAGATGAAAACACGAGATGAAATAATCACTAGTATGTGTTATACTTATCGTCATGACTATGGGCTTAACCGTAGTGATGACGATTTGCCTTGGGTAGCAGGTATGACAGACAGTGAACGAAAAAGTTTATGGAGAACAATGGCACAAATATTTGACAACGACATTGCTCCATATATGGAGTTTAGAAAATAAATTTGTCAAACAATATATAGGATAAACATGACTACATTAATAGCTAAACCTATCATAAAAGACCAATATTGGGTTATTACGGATGGTGATAAAAAAGTTGGCAACGTACTTGCTGACGGCACTGGATTTGAAGTAAAACTTAATGGCGAAAATTCGCATTATACAAACACTCAAGAATTAAAGAAATTAACAAAAATACGTTTTCAACCGATTAAGTCAAACAAGACTAAGGTTGAAATGCCTTATCCTGAATTTCCTACAACAAACAAAGTATATAATTCGATGTTTGATGTAAAGCGCAAATTGCATTTATATACAAAAACTAAAAAAAGCAAATGTTATCATGCAGCTGGTTGGTTTGTTATCAAGCAAAATGATACGAACCAAGTAATATTCTGTCCTAAATATATCTTTATTCAAAGATACGACTATCAGGGTCCTTTTAAGTCGGAAAATGAAGCCAACATTTGTATAAATACATAATGCTTCATATTAAGAAATTTTTCGACAAACTAACAGCTATAGAGGGTAGACAATCAAAAGATATTGTGTTGCCAATAGCAGATGCTAGGGGTTTGAGGGATGACATAAGCAAACTTTTAATGGATCTAAGGAAAGAGGATTCATTAAAAGAAAAAGAAGTTGTACAAATACAAATTAAAGGCGGCACCTTCAAATGAGTAGAACTCAACCTAAAATTCTATTAGAACTAGTAGACAAACAAACTTACAAATCTGATCAAATTATTGAGGCTAGTGGGATTTGGGCGGTTTTCTATGAGGGGCAACCTATCAATCTAAAATCTTCGCATTATCTGATCAACGACATAGCCCCAAAATATAAAAAAACAAGTTTTAGCAATCCTGGACATGCTAGAAATCTATGCCGCAAATTAAATTCCCAATTCAAAACTGATAAGTTTAGTGTTGTGTTTATGAATTCGGGGAGAACAGTTTATCCCGATGACCTCTCCTAAATCTTATAAAGAAAAAATTACGGAAGCGGTACTTCAAGAAATACCTGAACCATACATATATGTATACCGTGAATTACCAATTAGTAGAGTAATCTTTCTTTGGTGGTACACTGGTAGACAAGATGGTCTTCGTTTAACTGATGATGGTGTCAATGCCTTTGAATTGGCACAATTAGAATTTTATGACATTAATTTTCAAGTAAAAAATATAAGCTATGCTAATTTTTTGTTAGAACTTAACAAAAAAATAAAATGTCCATATTATATAGGCGTAAATAAAAATGAAAGAGCAAAGGTATTCTACATACGTCTTTATGATAGCAAAATTGCAATGATGTTGAAATTATATGGCGATTTGCAGGAATACCTTGCTTCGATAAAAATTAAGGAATAACATGAGTGAAAGTATTAAAAATCAATTAAAAGAATTACTGGCGCGTAAAAAAGCTTCACAAAACAATCAAAATAATAAATTGAACCCTAATCAGGGCAAACAAGGAAAAATAAGCAAAGGTCCAGTTGGATCACCATTAATAAGAAAAAGTGGTCGTGGCGGGTAAAATACCTGTCAACTAAATAATCAGTTGTACGTTATAAAATAATGTTCTAAGGTCATTGACCTTAGGCATAAATACTTTTGTTATACACATACACACAAGGAGATTAAAATGT